ACGGGCCAGAGACGGCGGAACTGGCGGTCGAGCTGCGCGAGGGCATCTCGGCGCTGCTGTCCGAGATCGACGCGGGCTACCGGCCGCACATCGCGCGGGCGCATGAGCTGCACAAGGGGCTGTGCGCTGAGCTGCGTGAGCGCAGCGCCGCGCCGACCCAGGCGCTGCAGGTGGTGAACCACAAGCTGGCGACCTACGAGCTGGCGCGACGCCAGGCCGAAGAGGCCGCACGCCGCGAGGCCGAGGCGCAGGCTGAGCGCGAGGCGCTGGCCAGGCGCGAGGCCGAGGCCCAGGCGGCCGCGGTCTACGGCCCTGCGGCGGCTGAGAGCGTGCGGTCGCAGTCGCTGGACGACTACCGCGCGCCCGTGACGCGGCCGACCCTGGTGCCCGCCAAGACGCGCGGCGTCGCGGTGACGGTGGCCTACGAGGCGCAGGTGACCGACCTGCGCGCGTTGGCCGAGTTTGCGGTGGGCCACGCGAACATGCTGGCGCTGCTGATCGCGCCCAACCAGTCGGGGCTCGACGGGCTGGTCAAGCAGATGGGCGAGAGCTTCGACATCCCCGGCGTGGCGCGCGTGCCGAAGGCTCCGGTGGTGCGGGGGACCAGGCGGTGAGCAGCACGCTGGACCAGCCCGGCGCGCTGCTGCTGGACACGCTGCTGGCCGCGCGGCCGGTGCCGAAGGGCTGGACGACGATGGGCGGGTGCGTGAACACCTTCAAGCACATCCACCGCCGCCTGACGATGATCGTGACAGCGAAGACGGAAACCGACGGGCGGCTCTGGGTCCACCTGTCGGTGGCGGGCCGCGACCGGCTGCCGACGTGGGACGAGCTGGTCGCGGTGCGCGACTGGATCCTGGGGCCCGAGGCGCTGGCGATTCAGCTGGTGCCGCCGGTCACCGAGCACGTCAACATTCACCCGTTCTGTTTGCACCTCTGGCACTGCGCCGACGGGTCGCCGCTGCCGGACTTCCGCGTCGAGGGCCAGGTATGACGTTTGACCCGCAGCCCATCGTGCCGGTGCATCCGCGCGCCTGGCTGACCGACGCCGCGGTGGCGCGGCTGACGCTGGGCGCGCAAGGGCTCTACTGGCGTCTGCTGTGTCACTGCTGGCTGCAGGGCGCGCGCACCTACGAGCGCCAGGCCAGCGATGGGTCGCTGCCATCAGACCCTAAGCATCTGGCGGTGCTGGCCGGGCTGCCGGTCGAGGCGTTTGCCAGCATCTGGCCGCAGGTCGAGCCGTTTTTCGAGTTGCGCTTCGGACGCTACGTACACCGCACCGAGCGTGAGCTGGTGCTGCGCGCGCCGCTGGACTTGCGTGTGTGGGGCGAGTAGCCCCTAGATGTTGTGGCTTGCCGCCGTGCGTGCGGCGGGTGGAGAATGACAGGTCGCCGGGCTGGGACTCCCGGCGACCCCTGTTACTGTCCGATGAACCTGAATAAGAGGCTCACATGACCCCATCAGTGTATCCGAAACCCAGCGCACGGCAAGAGGCTCCGCAGTGACCCTCGCCGAGGTCGCCCATCACTTCCCCGACGCCCGCCCGAACGGCAAAGGCTACAAGGCCCGGTGCCCGGTCCACGGCGACCACGACCCTTCCCTGAGCATCGACCCTGGCGACCAAGGTGTGGTGCTCAAATGCCGCTCGAAAGCGTGCCCCGTCGAGGACATCCTGGCGGCCGTCGGCCTGACCACGCGCGACCTGTTCTACGTGCCGCGCGACGCCCCGGCCAAGCCCCAGGGCCGCGCGACCATCGTCGCGACCTACGCCTACACCGACGCCACCGGCACGGTGCTCTACGAGGCCGTGCGCTTCGCCCCCAAGGACTTCCGGCAGCGGCAGCCAGACGGCAAGGGCGGCTGGACCTGGTCGATGCAGGGCGTGCGCCGCGTGCCCTACGCGCTGGACCGGCTGCAGGGCGAGGAGCTGGTCTACGTGGTCGAGGGCGAGAAGGACGCCGAGGCGCTGTGGGGCCTGGGCATCCCGGCGACCACCAACATCGGCGGCGCGGGCAAGTGGACGCCGGAGTGCTCCGCGGCGCTGGTCGAGGCCGGGTGCAAGTATGTGGCGGTGCTGCCCGACAACGACCCGCCAGGCCTGGCCAGCGGCCGCCAGGTCGCCGACGACTGCACCAAGGCGGGACTGGTGGTCAAGCTAGTGCCGCTGCCAGGGCTGCCGCCCAAGGGCGACGTCAGCGACTACCTGGCCACGCACACCAAGGCCGAGCTGGTGGCGGTGGTCAAGGACGTGCCGCGCTACGACCCGCACCGCTCCGTCGCGGCCGACATCCCGCTGGCGCTGACCAGCCTGGCCGACCTGCTAGACAAGCCAGAGGTGGCCATCGACTACGTGGTGCAGGACCGCATCCCCGTGGCCAGCGTGTGCCTGTTCTGCGCGCCGCCCAAGACCGGCAAGAGCACGGCAGTGCGCGCGATGGCGCTGGCGGTCGCCCAGGGCGAGGACTGGTGCGGCTGGCGCACCGGCCAGGGCGCGGTGTGGGTGTTCGCGTTTGAGGACCAGGAGAGCGAGGTCGTCGCCCACTTCCGTCGGATGGGCGCGCAGCCGGACGACCCGGTGCAGTTTTTCTGTGCGTCGTCGCCGCCGGACCTGATCCCGCTGCTGACGGCACGCGCCATCGCGGAGCGGCCGCGCATGATCATCCTCGACCACCTGGGCCTGGTGCTGGGCATCAAGGACTTCAACGACTACGCGCAGACGACCACGGCGATGCAGCCGATGATCGCGCTAGCGCGCCAGTCGGGCGCGGCGGTGGTGCTGACCTACCACGCCAGCGCGCACAGCCAGCGCGAGGGGCTCGACGCGGTGATGGGCTCGACCGGCATCACGGCGTCGGCCGACAACATCTTTGTGATGAAGCGCGACGGCGCGCAGCGGGTCATCGCGTCGACCCAGCGTATCGGGCCCGCGCTGGAGCCGACCGTGTTCGACCTGGACCCGGCCACCGGCACCTACATCCGCCAGGGCACCAAGCACGACCTGAAGGACCGCGAGATCGGCGACGCCATCCTGGCGTCCCTGCGCGACGCCCCCGAGCCGCTCACCGAAACCGGGCTGCAGGCCGCGGTCACCGCGCGCCGCACCGACGCGGTGCGCGTGCTGCGGAAGCTGGTGGGCATGGGCTGGGTCCAGCGCACCGGCCACGGCGGGCGGCACGACCCGTTCCGGTATGTAGTTCCCGACACCTCCATCGGGGCACCAACGGGAACCAGTGGGAACAAGAGGGAACCTACTGGAACCTCCAATGGGAACCTCAGGGAACCTGTGGGAACCTTATGGGAACCTGCAGGGAACCTGATGGCAGGGGGGACAAATCGGGAACCTGCTGGAAGTTCCAGTGGTACTAGTACAAGTACAAGTACTGTACTTGTACCAACCTCCCAAGATGGCGTCGAAGACGACGCCGCGCCGCCTGGCGGCGGCTTTACGACCCTGAGCAACGGGGCCACCGTGCCGGTGGACGCCGTGTTGTTCCTGGGCGACCTCGATGAGCGCGGCATCACGTTGCGCGCGCCCGCCGAGCCTGGCGACGCCTGCACCTGCACCGACGTCCGACTCACAACCGAGGACCGCGCCAAGCTCTACCGGTGGCGTCGCCACCTGCCTGTTATCCTTGCGGTCGCGGAGGGCCGCGCCCAATGAGCCACGACCCCACACCTGAGCAGGAAGCCGACATCCTCGCGATGTGCGCGACGACGCGCGACCCGGAGGCCGAGGCCCGGCTGTGCCGGGAGCGCGTGAAGTTCTGGAACAGCCACGGGGGCCTGCCCGCCGTGGCGCTGGGCAAGGTCCACACTGTCACGCTGTCGACCGGTGACCGCATCACCGTCCGCACCGACGGCACGACCGTCTGGCTGGGCGTCGGCGCGGAGCTGCGCCAGCTGGAGCCCAAAGACGTCACCCGGCTCATCGGCGCGCTGGCCCGCACGCCCGCGGCACGCGCCGGACGGAGGGGCGAATGAGCGAGCCACGCGAGACGGCACGGCAGATCGCGGAGCAGACACTACGCGAGATGGTGTCGGCTGCGAAGTGCGACGGTGTCCCGTTCGACAATGAGCAGTTGGACTTCGTCGTGCAGGCGCTACAGGACGCGGCATCATGGAAGAACGAAGCCGTTATCAAGCTCACCGCCGATCTCGCGCAGGCCCAGCTTGGTGGAAGCCAGTTAGCGGCTGAACTGTTGGACATGAACCGCCGCAGAATCGCTGCCGAGCAGGCGCGAGACGAGGCACTGGCAGCAAAGGATCGGCCGTGAGCGTGCGCGAACAGGTCGAGGCCTGGTGCGCCGAGACGGAGCAGGAGGTGCTGCTGGCCGACGGGTTTGAGGGCGCGCTGATTGGCCTAGCCCAGCAGTTCAACACCATCCTGGCCATCTACGACCGCGACGCCTGCCTGCGGATCCTGGTCGAGCGCGACGGCATGACCCCCGAAGAGGCCGAGGAGTTTTTCGCGTTCAACGTCCAGGGCAGCTCCGTCGGCGAGGGCACGCCCGCGGTGCTGGTGTGGCGACCGGTGCGCGCGTGACGACCCTGCCGCGCCTGGTGCAGGCAGTGCTCGACGCGGAGCGCCTGCCCAAGCCGACCACGCCGCCCGGCCCGCGCCTGCGCTGGTTTTTCTGCGGCATCTGCGGGCTGTGGCAGGTGGTCGACTGGAAGCCAGGCCGCGTCGCCTGCAGCCGTGTCTGCCGCGACCGGCTCCTGCACCTGCGCGCCGCCGAGCGCCGGGGCCCGTGCGTGATGGCCACCTTGAGCGGCTGCCCAGGCTTCCGCCGCGCACGCTGGCCCAGCTGCAGCCGGACCTGCGCCCAGGCCTACACACGCTGGCGTCGCACGCAGCGCCGCGCCAGGCGCTGGTTGGAGCGCCCGTGCGTGGTCTGCAGCACGCCCATCCGCCGCAGACGGTCCTACCCGAGTAAACTGCCGGTCGTCTGCAGCCCCGCCTGCCAGGGCGAGTGGCAACGCTGGTGCTGGCTGGAAGACGCCGCCGAGGACGTCAGGCGTAAGGTCGCCACCCTGACACCGATGGAGGCCTTCAAGTTCGGCTACGAGGTCGCTGGTGCCCGTGCCTACATCGTCCGCAAACGTGTCTTTCGCCGTGAGCGGCAGCCCTATCGCACAAGGCTCGATGGTCCTGATGGGGGGCCGCGTCCACCACGCATCGTCTGGCAAGCTGAGCGCCTGGCGGAAGGCCGTGGGCTGGTCGGCACGGGCGGTGATGCGGACACAGCCCCTAGAAGGGCCCCTGCGGGTCACCCTGGCGTTTACGGTGACGACGTCGGCCATCCGGCCCCCGGACCTGGACAAGCTCACCAGGGCCATCCTCGACGCCCTGACAGCCGTTGTGTGGCTCGATGACCGCCAGGTGGTCAGCTTGACCGCCACTAAGACCCAGGGCCCACTGCCAGGCGTCGTGGTCACCGTCGAGGCGTGCTGATGCTGCCGACACAATGGCGCTGCCGGTTCTGCCAGACCTGGAACAAGTGGGCCCACCGCTACTGCAACCGGTGCCTGGCCCAGAAAAGCCACATGACCCTGACCGAGGACGACACCCGATGAGCCGTCGCGTGCTGCTGTCGGTCCCGGCGTCGCTGCCGACACTGGGCAACGTCCTGACCACCTCATCCGAGGGCGAGGGCACCATCCGCATCGCCATCAGCCCAGGCGACGTCGCCGAGGTGGCCACCGCCCTGGCCAGCCTGGGAGGACGCACGTTCTACCTGACCCTGGTCGCCCTGCCCGAGGTCAAGCGCCCGAGCGCGCTAGCCACAGAGGCCGCCCGGTGACCCAGCTGCGTGCCCTACGCCCCGAAGAGGTCCAACACCTCTACGAGACGCTGTGCATGGTCCTGACCGCCCTGCAGGACTGTGAGACGCTACTGCGCGAGTTGGACGCCGAGCCAGAGCTGGTCGCAGGCGTCGCCAAGGTCCAGGCCCTGGGCCGCCAAGCGGCCTGCGCTGTCGAGGTGTCACATGCCACTGAAACCACGCCCGAAGCCACACGTCCAACGCCAGGCACGCCAGGTGCGTGAGGTCGATAGCAAAGACGTGATCGAGGGAGATCCGGCGCGTTTTGCGCTGGCCACGCAGCGTGTCCCGGCTTCAATGCTTTCCGCGGTTGCGCCGACGCCGCAGAAGCTCGTCAGGGAGGTTGTCGACCGCTACACCGGACCCGGCGGTGAGCGCATCGTGCAGGCCCTGGCGGTGATCGCGCTGGGCAACGCCGCGTCGCGCATGACGTTTTTCGGAGAGCCCGTGAAGGTGCAGGCCAAGGACCGCACGCAGGCGCTATCGGTGCTGGCCGACCGGCGCTGGGGTCGCGCGGTGCCGGAGGCCGACGAGGGCGAGGGCCACGGCCGGATGCCCGTGCAGATCATCAACGTGTTTGCGCCGCAGCCCGAGGACGAGTGATGCACATCAAGTCAGTCACCGCCAAGGTGTCGCCCGAGGAGGCGGCCCGGCAGACGCGCGCCGCGCTGCTGGCGGCGTTTGCCGAGTGGGCCGACGGCTGCCCGGTGTGCTCCGAGGGCGCGCACAGCCAGAACGCCTACTTCTACGGCATCCAGGTCGCCATCATCGCCCTGGGCCAGACCGACCCCGACCGCCGCGCCGAGGCGGCCGCGATGCTCTACGACATCACCGAACGCTGGGCGGCCGAGCGCGAACTACTCAACCAAACCGACGGACCCGTGGTCTAATCCCGCACCGAGGACTGACATGCCCCACTGCATCAACTGCGGCAAGCCGCGCGACGAGCACACCATCGTGAAGGACGCGGCCGACGCCGCCGAGGTGCCGATCTGCCCGACCAGCGTCTACGTCGAGGCCGACGACCTGGTCGGCGACGCGCCGCAGGACGACCCGCGCGACGACGCGGCCGCGCTGTGACGCTGCGCCTCCCTCGCGACCCTGAGGCCCGCGCGCTGGTGACCGGCGAGGACCGGAGCCTGGACGCGGAGATCCGCGACGGGCTGGTCACGTTCTGGAGCGACTACGCGAAGACGTGCCCGGTGTGCAGCGAGAGCCGCCACAGCCTGAACGCCTTCTGGTATGGCGTGGCCACCGCGTTGGGCCTGGTCGCCGAGATGACCAGCCCCAACCGCAACATGATGACCCAGGTCGCGCTGCGCGTGGCCGAGGAGCAGGTGTCGCAGCGCCCGACGGCGTCTGAGCTGGCGGCGGATGCCGACGGTGCGCGGGCGCACTGACCATGCCCAGCGCCATCGTCAACGGCGTGCGCCAGGTCAAGCACTACTGGAACCCAGTGCAGGGTCTGTTCCTGCAGCTGAGCGCCGAGGACGCCCCGTTCATCGACCTGGAGGGCGCGGTGCGCGCGGGCAAGACCACGCCGCTGGTGGCCAAGGTGCTGGGCTACTGCGTCGCCTACCCTGGCATCCACTGCGCCCTGACGCGCTGGACCCAGGACGGGCTCGACGCCCAGCTCAAGCCGCGCTGGCGCGACTGGTGCCGCGAGAACGGCGTCACGCTCAAGTGGCACGCCGACGAGGAGTATGACGAGGTCATCACCGACAAGGGCAGCAGCCGCGTCTACCTGCGCGCGCTGAAGGCGTCGGAGCAGACCAGCCGGTTCGGCAAGCTGGCCGGGCTGACCCTGGCGGTGCTGGGCATCGACCAGGCCGAGGAGGTGCCCGAGGACGTCTATCGCGCCTTCGTGCCCGCGCGCCTGAGCCAGCCGGGCTACCCGCACCAGGTGCTGCTGACGCCCAACCCGCCCGGCGAGACGCACTGGATCGCCAAGGACTTCCCGGTCAGCAACGTGCAGGCCGGGCACCGCTACATCCGCACGTCGGTCTACGACAACCGGCACAACCTGGGCGACCTCTACATCCGGTCGCTGGAGCAGGCCTATCCGGCCGGGCACGCGCTGCGGCGTCGCTTCATCGAGGGCAAGCGCGGCCTGTCGGTGGTCGGCACGCCGGTCTACGCTTCGACGTTCCTGAGCAACCTGCACGTCGCGCGCACGCGCCTGAACCCGGAGGTGCCGCTGCTGGAGTCGTGGGACTTCGGGCACAAGCATCCGCACGTCACCTGGGGGCAGATCATGCCGTGGGGCCAGCTGGTGGTGCTGGGCGGCGTGATGGGGGTCGACCAGTTCATCGAGGACTTTGTGCCCGCGGTGCTGGGCATCCGCGCGCAGTGGTTCGGCGGCATCTTCAGCGCCGACGACCTGGTCGGCTCCGAGTGGCCCTACGAGATCCAGAGCACGGGCGACCCGGCGGGCGACCAGCACAACAGCCAGGGCACCAGCGTCAGCGCCGCCGACGTGCTGCGTGAGCACGGCATCGCGCTGTGGACGCTGGCCGGGGCCAACCACCCGGACGCGCGCGACCGCGCCATTCAGCACATCGCGGGCTACCAGCGGCGGCTGACGAAGATGGGCCCGGCGTTTGTGGTCGACCCCGAGCGGTGGCTGCTGTTCCGCGACGACGGGCCGGTGGCCTCGACGCACTTTGTCGACGCGCTGGAGGCAGGCTACGTGTGGGACGAGCGCGCCTACACCACGACCACCTCGCCGAACACGCGGCGGCCGCGCAAGGACGGGTTCTACGACCACGGCATGAACACGCTGGAGTATCTGGTGCTGGCCTACGGCCCGGCGCAGCCGTCGCGCGTCGACCACGCCAAGGCCGAGCGCCAGGCGGCGGCGCGCGCGCAGCGCGACCTGGACCCGATGGACCGCACGGTCACCAGCCGCTCACGCTGGGGCGGCAGCGCGCGGCCGCGGCGATGACCGGGTGCTGGTTGTTCCTGGGCGGCGCGATGGTCGGCCTGCTGCTGGTGGCGCTGCTGAACTGGCTGGTGGCGCGCTACCGTCCGACGTAGGTGTGCTACCCTGCGTGCGTTTATGCCGAGCCTCGCTGACATCGTGACGACGCAGCAGACGGCGCTGGCCAACGAGCGCGACGCGATAGTGCTGGCGCACACGCAGCGCCTCGCCGAAGTGGACGCGGACCTGGCGCGGTGCAATGCGCTGCTGGCCGCACTGTCGACCCACCCGCAGATTGAAACGGCGGTCAAGGCCCTGGGCAAGGCCGAGCTGTTGCCCGTGGTCGCACGCGACCTCACCCTCTGACACCATGCAGACACGCGGCACCTTTCCCCAGCTCTACACCAATGACCCAAGGAGCACACCCGTGAACACGTCATCCACGATCAACACCGTCCACCCGAGTGGCGCGTCGACCACGCGGCCGCCGGACGCAGCGCCGGACAACGAGACGCCCGAGCAGCTGGGCGCACGTCTCGGCCTGAAGGACCACGAAGGCAAGATCGACATCGAGGCCGCGCGCAAGACGCATCAGTCGCAGGCCGAGGCGAAGAAGGCCCGCGAGGCGTTCGACAAGCGCCAGGCAGAGCAGCCCAACGCGAAGGACGGCCCGAAGGACAGCCGCGCCGTGCAGGGCGACGACGGCAACACCTCCGGCGAGAGCAACGAGAACCTGGTCGGGCCCGGCAGCCCGCACCCGGACGCCGAGACGCGCGAGGACATCGGCAGCGGCGGCAGCAGCCGCAGTGACCGCTACGACGGCGGCGCGCGCAGCGCGGTCGAGCCTAAGCGTGACGGGCCTGGCGACCGCGACACCGACCGCGACACACCGAAGCGTGACGGTCCTGGCGGCGACCGTGACACGCCGCGTCGTGACAGCCCAGACCGCAGCGGCCCCAGCCGCAACGACCCGGCCAAGCCCAGCGGTCAGCCCAGGCCCGGCAGCGGCGGCAGCCACAGCGGCTCCGGTCGGCCTGGCGGCGGGCGGTAGGTAGGTGGACGCGCAGCGACGCAAGGCCTTCGACGTCTCGCTGTCGGAGGAAAAGACGAGTGACCTGGTGCATTTCCTGCACGACGAGATCACCCGTGCCGTCGCTGCGCGGTCCAGCATCATCGAGCAGGGCGGCGACCTCGACTACTGGCACTGGCTCTACGAGCAGGGCAAGCGCAACACCAAAGACCTCCCATTCCCCGGCGCGGCCGACCTGTCGACGTGGATCGTCACCGAGAAGGTCGACGCGATGCGCGGGCGCTTCGTCAAAACCATCTTTGTCGAGCCGGTGTGGACGGTCGAGGGCTGGGGCAAAGCCGCAGACCGCGCACCGATGGTCGAGGAGTTCCACCAGTGGAAGGTGGAAGACGAGCGCCTGCAGGCCTGGCTGCAGCGGGCCTTCGACCTGGCGCTGATTGAAGGCACGGGCGTGCTGGAGTGCTCTGAGAAAACCGACGTGCGGAAGCAGCGCGCCGTGCGTGCGCTGCAGCCCGACGTCGATGACGAAACCAACGCGCTCAAGCTCGACCCCGAGACGTTCGCACCGACGCCCGCGCTGGATCCGCGCGGCGCGTTTGTGCCCGCCGACGACCCTGACCGCGGCGCGATGGAGGTGCTCACCGACGAGCTGGTGCCGGTGCGGCGCGGGCCCAACTACCGCGTGTGCAGCCTGCGCGACTTCCTCATCCTGCCCGGCCACGCGCAGGACGACTCCGAGGTGTGGGGCTACGCCAAGCGGTTCTGGCGTCGGCTGACCGAGCTGCAGCAGCGCGCCAAGGAAGGCGTCTACGACGCCAAGGCGGTCGAGGCGCTGGCGGCGGTGAGCGACCGCGACAGCCAGGGCCTGCTGCCGTCGGTCGCGTCCACCGGCCAGCAGGTCGCGCCGCAGACCCACGACCGCACCATCGAGAAGGAGCTGTGGGAACTGCAGATGGTCGCCGACCTGGACGACGATGGCGTGGACGAGTGGTACATCGTCACCTTCAGCGCCATTCACCGGGTGATCCTGCGGATTCGGCACGACGACCTGGGGATGCCGCGCTACCACCTGCTGCGTCCCTACCCGAACCCGGTCAGCGTCTACGGCCGCAGCCACGTCGCCAAGCTGGCCAGCCTCGCCGAAGAGCACGCGGGCACGCGCAACGCCATTGCCGACCGCTCCAACCTGGTCAACAACGCGCCGCTGAAGGTGCTGACCTCCAGCGCCTGGGATCCTGACGAGGAGCCGTGGGGCCCGGGCCAGCGGATGACCGTCAACGACATGAACGACGTGCAGCCGATGGCGCTGCCCGACGTGCCCAACTCGATGATGGGCCGCGAGGCCTCCGTCATCCAGGCCGCCGAGCGCATCAGCGGGCTCAACGACGTCAGCCTGGGGGCCACGCCCGACGCCAGCCGCACGCTGGGCGAAGTGCAGATGGTCACCGAGCAGAGCTTTGTGCGGATCGAAGAGTCGATCCGCAACATGCAAGAGACGCTGGAAGACCTGTTCAAGGTGCGCCACGAGCTGTGGCGTCGCGCCGCGATGGAAGCGCCGCTGGAGCCCAGCGCCAAGTTCATTGCCGAGCTGGGCGCGCGCGGCATCGACCTGCCCGAGGGCGGCATCACGGCCGAGCTGCTGGCCGGAACGTTCCACGGGAAACCTCGCGGGTCCGTCGAGGGGGCCGACCGCAACCGGCAGCGCGCCAACTACAACGGCTTCATGGCGGTGGTCGGCGGGTTTGCGAAGATGAACCCGTCGCTGGGCCAGGTGCTGACCAGCCCCGACGTGCTGATGCCGCTGTTTGAGCAGGCGCTGCGCCTGTTCGACGTCCCGAACCGCGCGCAGTTCATGGGGGCGATGCGCCGCTGGCAGGTGCAGCAGACCCAACAGATGGCGATGGCCGCGCAGCAGCCGCAGCTGCCGCCCGGTGCGCCGCCACCGCCAGGCGGGCCCCAGCCAGGGCCGCCAGGGCCCGGTGGGCCACCGCCGCCCGACGCTGGGGCCAACGGCGGGCCGCCGCCTGGCGAGGCTCCAGGGCCGCCCCAGGGGCCGCCACCGCCAGGGCCGCCGCCAGGAGCCCCACCGCCCAGCATGGGCGCAGGGCCGCCGCCACCGCCGCCACCGCTGCCGCAGCCGCCAGGGCTGCCGCCGGAGCTGCTGAGCGCGATGGGTGGGCTGCCGATGTGAGGACCGGATGACGCTGACCATCGATGAGCTAGAAGAACGCGCCGCGAGTTTTGACGACCTGGTGGCCCATCCGGCGTGGGTCTACTTCACCCATGAGGCCGAGCGCCACTTCGGCAACGCCGCCACCGTCGAGCGCCTGCGGGTCGCCACCGGCTCCGCGGCCACGCGCAGCGTCGAGAGCCTGGCGCTGGCCACCGCCGAACGCCTGGCCGAGCAGACGGCGGTGCGGCAGGTGCTGGCCATCCCGCAGCAACTGGCGACAGCTGCGCGCGCGGCGGCCAAGCGCGCCAGGGCCGAGGCCGACCCGCGACCCGCCCGCGGGCTGGGGCCCAACGTCGAACTGACACGCGGATGACGCTGCGCCCTGACCTGGTGCTGGTGGCGCTGCCACCGCGTGAGCGCGTGGAGCACAGCGGCGTGGTGGTGCTGCCCGCGCCCTCGATCATGGTGGACCGGCTGGGCCTGGTGCTGCAGGTCGGCCGCGGCGTGCGTGATGTGGAGCCCGGCGTCGCGGTGCTGTTTGGCGCAGACGTCGGCGAAGAAGTGACCCTGTTCAGTTGGCCGTGCCTGCTGCTGCGCGAACAAGACCTCGACGCGGTGCTGCTGCGGCTGGAGTAGTCCCATGCCAGATGACATCGTCCTAGAACCCCCAGGCGACGCAGCCCAGGGCGGGATGCCGACAGGCCCGCTGCCCGAGCCCGACGAGCCACAGCTGCCAGACGAGCCCGAGCCCGGCGACGAGCCCGAACCCGGAGAGCCACCACCAGGACGCCGCACCATCGTCAACGACCTGGTCGAGGAGCGCGCCGCGCGACGCCTGGCCGAGCAGCAGGCCGCCAGCGCCCAGGATTTACTCAAGCAGGTGATGCAGTCGCCCGACGGCCTGGCGCTGCTGCAGCGCGTGGCGTCCGGCGAACAGCCCGCCGCCAACCAGGAGCAGGCCACGCAGGCCGCCTACGCGCAGGAGCTGGAGGCGACCGCCGTCGACCTGGGGCTCTACGACGACAAGGGGCAGCCCGACCTGCAGTCGGCGCACCGCATCATGCAGCGCGAGGAGCGCCGCGTGCAGGCGCAGGTGTCGCGTGCCGTCGAGCAGCTCAAGCAAACAGAGCTGGCCCCGCTCAAGCAGCAGCGCGTCGAGGCCACCATCCAGCACGTCAAAAACGTCGCGACCCACTACGGCATCGACCCCGAGATGGTCGAGCGCGGCCTGCGGACCATCCCGCCCGACCAGATCAGCAATCCCGAGGTGCAGCAAACCGTGCTGATGACCGCGCTGGGGCTGCAGACCTTCGGCGCAGGCGGGCAGCCGCCCCAGGCTCCGCGCCAGGGCAACGGGCAAGCGCCGCGGGCACGCGGGTCGCTGCGGCCGCCCATCTACCAGGAGGCCAGCGGCGGGCGTCCGCGGTCGGCCCCGCAGCTGGACGAGCCCTTCCGCGCGCGGCTGCGCGAGAGCGGGCTGAAGGACACCGAGATCAACTCGTCGCTCGACGCCTTCGTGCCTGGCGCGCCAAACCGTTTGGAATAAGCTAGTTACGGGCGTCGCGGCTCGAGCCGCGCGCGCCCAGGAGTGAGCCCGTGGCCAACAAGACTCCGCAGCAGATCGAGAGCGAACGGCTCAAGAAGAACGCCGACGAGCGTGCGCGCGCTGCGCGACGCCGCGCCAACCCGACGGCCAGCCCCGAGGCGATGCGCGAAGCGTTCAAAGACCTCGACAGCATCGACATCCTCGACCGGCGGCTGACCAACCCCGAGGCCGACCAGGTGCTGCCGATTCGGCTCAAGGACGAGCCCAGCCACGTCGCCGACCCTGACGGCCGCCAGCGCAAGTGGTATCTGCGCTGGTTCAACACGTCCATCCCGAACCGGTTCCACACCGCGAAGGCGACGCAGGGCTACACGGCGGTCCAGTGGGACGAGCTGCAGGACCGCGAGATCGTCAGCAATGCGTTTGCGGGCAGCGACCAGGTGCGGCGCGGCGACCGCGGCGTCGAGGTGCTGTGCAAAATGCCGCTGGTCTACTACTACGCGATCAAGAAGAAGCAGCGCGAGAAGCGCGACCGCGCGATGACGCCCAAGGCGCTGCGCGAGGCGGTGACGCGCGAGGCGCTCAAGGCCGGGCTCGACCCGGACCAGCACGACGACGTCGGCGGCATCGTCGGCGAGATCAAGCTGGGACGCGAGACGCTGGTCAGTTCGCTGGACGAGTAAGCACGACCTGTGCGATAGTCTGTCGCCATGTGACTCCCTCAAGTCATTGCACCGCGCGCGGTCCAGGGTTCTGTCGTGCTGGCGGCCCTGGACCGTCAACGGTCGATGATGCGAAGCAGTAACACCGGACCCACCAGGACCGGACCCAAGTCTGGTGTGGCTTCAGCGGGCATTCTGTCGGCCGCCTGCTGATGCGCCGAGGCCGACGTCTCCAGTAACCCCACTGACGCGGCGTGCCCTGCACGCAGCGGGAGGCGTGTCGATGGCCACCATCGTCGTCAACAGCAAGAACATCATCCGCCCGCGTCGACTCGCGCGCACCATCGGGCACATCCCCGAGGGCGCGGGCCAGAGCTACAAGAACGGGCACGTCCTGGTCCTGAGCGGCGGCAAAGCCGTCAAGGGCGCAACGGACCCGGCCGCAGGCACCGTGATCGGCGTCGCGGCCGACGCGGCCACGGGCGTCACCGACTCCAAGGGCATCATCTACGCGGCCGACGAGACGGCCGAGTTCATTGGCCACGTCCAAGACACGGGCGTGCTGGCCCTGGCCAACGTCGGCCTGAGCTGCGGCCTGGTGCTCGACGCGACCAACGACATCCACCGTGTCGACCTGGGCGACACCACCAACCTGCAGGTGAAGATCACCGAGCTGGTCGATGCCCCTGGCGACATCAACGGCCAGGTTGTGTTCAAGTTCCTGAACGCGGCGCGCACGCCGTTGGCCAGCTAACCCGCGGACCTAAGGAGATACGACGATGCAGGTACGCGGAACATTTGCTGCCCTCTACGACAACGTCGACAAGACCGTCTACGCGCTGCTGGGCAAGCAGCTCAAAGAACTGCCCGCCATCTGGACCGAGGTCTACTCGCGCAAGAGCAGCTCTCGCAAGTTTGAGCGGTTCCAGACCGTCACGCCGTTTGGGGACGTGCCGGAAAAGCCCGAGGGCACGGTCTACGCCTTCGACCTGATCCGCCCCGGCTATTCGAAGGACATCACGCCCGTCGAGTTCGGGCTGGGCTTTGAGGTGACCGAGACGGCGCTGGAAGACGACCAGTATGACGTGCTGCAACGGCAGGCCGCGTGGCTGGCCTTCAGCAGCCGCGTCGTGCAGGAGAAGTATGCGGCGCGGCCGTTCAACAACGGCTTCACCACGCAGACCACGCCCGACGGCGTGTCGCTGTTCAACACCGCGCACGTCCTGGCCGGTGGCGGCACCGCGCGCAACCGCCCGGCGACCGACGCCGACCTGAGCTACGACTCGCTGGCGCAGGCGATGGGCGACGTGCAGACGGACACGCGGCTGGAGTCGGGGCAGCTGGTCGCCCCGGTGACGTCGTGGATCCTCTACGTGCCGCCGCAGCTGGAGATGCTGGCCGAGCGCATCGTCAACAGCACGCAGCTGCCCGGCGGCGCGGACAACGACCTGAACCCGATCAAGAAGCGGCGCAACATCCGCATCGTGGTCAACCCCTACCTGACCGACCCGGATGCGTGGTTCCTGATCGCCGCGTCGAAGGACACCACCGGGCTGATCTGCGTCGACCGGTTGGGCATCACCGCCGCGCCCGCGATGCAAGACCCGCGCACCGGCAACCGCATCTACAAAGTGCGCTTCCGCCAGGCGTGGGATGCGTTCCTCTGGCAGAACACCTACGGGACAGCGGGCGCGTAGCGCCACGTTGCCGCGCGTGCGGCTCGACGGCCTGCTGCGCCCCACACGCGGCAGGCCGTTTCTTCATGTGGGGAGGCAGGGAGGGTTCGCGTGTCTCACTTCAACAACCTGGCCGTGATGGGCCGCAAGTTCGTGGAGTTCCTGGGCGTCACGACGCTGGCCACGGCAGGCAACGTCGTGCTCAAGCCCGACCAGCTGCTGGGCGGCGTGCTGCTGCGCGACTGCGCCGGGGCCGCGCGCTCCGACCAGCTGCCGACCGCGCAGGCGATCATCGACTACTTGACCATCAGCGGACGGCAGCCGGTGGTCGGCAACGCGGCCGAGTTCTTCATTCGCAACACCAGCGGCGGCGCGTTCGCGGTGACGCTGACGACCAACACCGGCCTGCTGCTGGCGGGCACGATGGTCATCCCGCAGAGCCAGCAGGGGCGCTACTTCGCGGTGGTCGGTGGCAGCGGCGTGGTCACGATCATGTCGATGGGCGTCGCGGCGTTCTGAGGTTGCAATGCTGCCCAACATCATCGACCGCCAACTACTCAAGGACGCGACGACCGGCGTCGGCGAGGCCGTCGAGCTGAACGGCGTGCGGACGTTCACCGCCTACATCGTCGGCAACGGCGCGGTCAGCGCAGGCGCGGTGCAGCTGGAGCAGGCGCACCGCAAAGACTTCACCGGGACGTGGGCCGCGCTGGGCGCGGTCACGACCGTCGTCGCCAACACCGTCGCGGCGATCAGCACGCCTGGCACCGCCAAGGCCGTGCGCGCGCGCGTCACGACACCGATTACCGGCGGCACGGTGACCGTGCTGCTGGTCGCCAACTAGCCGCGTGCTACGCTGCGCGCGTTGGTCACCCATTTGCGCTTGAGGAGAACCCAGATGAATGCACGTCTCGCGCTGATCACGTTCCTCGACGGCCCCGTCGACCCCGGCTTTGGCGGCGGCATCGGCGGGCCGCGCCCCGACCAGGGCCTGCCCGGCCAGCCGCCCTACCCATCGCAGGGCCCAGGCTTTCCGACGCACCCGATTGCGCCTGGCGGGCAGCCGCCCTACCCGTCGCAGGGGCTGCCGCCGTTCCCGTCGCAGGGCTTGCCCGGCGGTGGCGGTGGTCGGCCGCCGCGTCCCGACCAGGGCCTGCCGCCGCAGCACGGGCGTCCTGACCAGGGACTGCCGGGCGAACAGCCGGGCATCGACAACGAGCTGCCGATTGCGCCGCCCACGGCGTCACTGCCCATCTACCTGCCCGAGCGGCCAGAGCGGGATCAGAAGTTTGAGCTGAAGTGGTCGCCGGTCTACGGCTGGGTGCTGGTGCCGGTGCAGGACGAGTATCCCGACCAGGGCCTGCCCGAGGGCGGTGGCGAGTATCCCGACAACAGCCTGCCCGACGACGGCAGCGGCGAAGCGCAGCCGAAGTACTAGGCCGCCGTGACGTTTGCCGAGCTGTATGGCGAGGCGCTGCACCATGAGCTGGGCAGCTCCGATGTGTCGGAGCTGTTCACCACGGCGCGGCGCAAGGTCGCGATCAACCGCGCGCAGCGGGAGTTCGCGCGCCTGACGCAGTGCTTCAGCGCCGACCTGGTGCAGCCGGTGACCGATGGCCTCGCGGTCTACGACCTCGACGTCCTGAGCAACAACCTGTTCGTCAACTTCAAGGCGCAGCCGGTGCGGCTGCGTCGCACGACCACGGCGAGTGGGGCGGTCAGCGAAGACCGTCTCACCCGTCACGACGAGCCCTGGCTCGACGCCCAGAACATCGGCTGGCGCAACAGTCCCCAGAGCGGCGTCGCCGACACCTACGCCTTCATTGTCGACGGCGGCACCAACCAGATCGCGCTGTCGCTGCGGCCGCAGGTGCCGACCACCGAGACGTGGGAGCTGGTGGTGCCGGTGGTGCTCAACCCGCCGGACATGGCCAACGACGGCGACGTGCCGTTCACCTGGCCATCGGGCAGCCCGCTGACGCCCAACCCGAACATGGCGCTGGAGCCCTACCACTGGGCCCTGGCGCATTTTGCCGCGTCGCAGCTGGAGCGCCTTCGCAAGGACACGCAGGCGGTCGAGGGGCAGCTGTCGATGTTCGGGGCCTACATTCAGGACTACAAGGCGACCAGGCGTCCGCGCGGCGGTGACGTGCGCGCGCGCCAGGCGCGGGACTACTACCGCCGCACGCGCAACAGCGGCAGCGGGGCCATCGAACAAGGGGATCCGAGGGTGTGATGCCTGACCTGATGACGTTGCTCCAGTCGCTGGCGGGTTCGCAGGGTGACCCTGCCAGTGCCGTGCGCCCCGGCGAGGACAACTCGCCCGAGGCTATCGCCGAGCGCCGCAGGCGGATGCTGCAGCCGCGGCCGACGATGGAGGGCGTGCTGGGGCCGCGCCGTGAGGCGATGCCCGACCTGCCGCAGCTGCCGCGGCCGGAGGTGGATGGGCCGCAGCTGCCGCGCACGATGATGCCGGACCCGGCCAGCGCGGTGCGCCCAGGTGAGCTGGACGACGAGGACATGCCTGGCGGCCTCGACCCGGCCAGCGCCGTGCGGCCTGGTGAGCTGCCGCCGATGCGGCCGATGCCCAGCCACGACCCGTCCAGCGCCGTGCGGCCTGGTGAGCTGGGGCCGGGCCCTGGCGGCATGGACCCGAAGATGATGAGCCTGATGACCATCATCAGCCAGCTGATGCAGCAGGCCCGCGGCGGGGGGATGCAGTAGGCCATGTCGCGCATCCAGGTCACGCTGGCGTGCGGCTGCACGCTGCCCGTCAACGAGGCTGCGCCGCCCGAGGAGCGCAGCGACGCGCCGGTCTGCCCAACCCACGGCGACCAGCACGTTGTGCGCGTGAAGGCCCCTGCGCCGCGGTTTACGGGGGTGGCAGCGCGAGGCCCTCTCGCGGTGAAGGAGTAGCGCATGGCCGCCGAGCCCTACGACTGGCAGAAGCAGGCGCAGACGCCGACCAACCCGTTCCAGACGTCGGGGCAGCCGCAGGCGCAGACGACCGCGCAGCCCACCGGCCAGCCCGCGTTCGGCGCGACCGTCAACACCGGCCAGCCCACCGGCTCGACCTACAACAGCTACGCGCCGCAGACCGCGCAGCCCCAGGCGCAGGCCAACTGGTATCAGCAGCCGTCCGCGCCGCAGAACTGGAGCTACCCGCAAAGCGGCAACTACACCAACCCGAGCCAGCCCGCCTGGCAGGCCCCACAAGGCCCCCAGGGCTCCGCAGGCGGCGGCGCGGCGTCCGGCGTGCAGTCGGCCGCCCAGAGCATCGCGCAGGCCTACCAGCAGTATCTGGGGCGGTCAGCGAGTCAGCAGGAGATTCAGCAGCAGCTGGCGCAGCCCAACCTCCAGACGCAGCTGCGCTCGATTCAAACCTCGCCCGAGGCCCAGGCCTACCAGCAACGGCCGCAGCAGGGTGGGGGCGTCGTGCCGCCGGGCTACGGGGGGATGCCGCCGCAGCAGCAGGTCAACGCGCGCAACTGGAACACCGACGGCTACGCGCGGCCCGCCTACGTCGCGCCCAAGTATGCCGCGCACCCGATGCCGGGCTGGGACAGAGCGAAGTGGGCGGATCCGAACCACCAAACCCCCAAGTATGTGATCGGGCGGATCCTGTCGGGCTTCAAGCCGCGCACCGAGAACATGGACCGCGTGGTCGCCGAGATCGCGAAAGCCTACCCTGGCACCCGGCGCACCGGCTCCGGCGACATCACCATCCCCGGCATCGGCTCGACCGACATCCTGCAGGCGGCCGACGTCGGCGGCAAGGGCTGGCGCTTCGGCGGCACCAGCGGCGGGCAGCAGCAAGCACTCACGCCTGGCGCGCAGCAGGTGCAGAACACCGCGATGGACCCCTACACGCAGCTGCTGCAGTCGCTGATTCAGCCGCAGCAGGGGCAGCAGATGCCGCAGCAACCGGCGGCGGCCCAGGAGCCGTCGGCCGAGATGATGGCGATGCAGCAGCAAATGCAGTCGATGTGGCAGGAGCTGCAAGCCGCCAAGCAACAGCAGCAGCGCACGTCGCCACAGTTCAGCTACTTCTAGGAGACGGTCATGGCCCTTGGTCAGAGTTTCGGTCGAACGCCCGCGGGCCTGGAAGAGCAGGCGCAGCAGGCCAAAAAGCGGGTGCCCACGCAGCAGGCGCTGCAGACCCTCTCGCTGCAGATGCCCAAGACGCTGGGCGGCGCGGAAGGCCTGGCCCCCAGCGGCAGCGTCACCGGAGCCTACAGCCCTGGCGGCAAGTTCAGCGGCGGCGTGCCCGACAGCAGCGCCGCGCAGATGCAGCGCCTGGTGCGCGCGATGACCGGGTTCAAGCCCGGCGCGGCCAGGCCTGCGCCGCCGCGGTTCACACAGTCCGAGTCGGCGCGCACACCGCCCCCGCAGGCAGCCGCGGTGCCTCCGACCAGGGCGGCCGCGCCACCCGTGGTGGCCAAGCCGGTGGTGCCGACCGTCGTCAAGAAGCCGACCCGCGCACCAGGCAGCGGCGGCAGTCGCAGCAAGCCCACGGTGCCGGTCAATCCCAGCGTCGTGGGCGGCGGCCTGGTGGACCAGACCGTGTCGCCGCCGCCGACGCAGGCTCCCGCCAACGACTGGGCCAGCTCCGGGGCTGAATCCAACACCAGTCAGTCGGGCGTCTACGGGACCGGCGCGTCTGGCGGCTACAACAGCAGCGGCCAAACCGGCTACTACGACGCAAACGGCACCTTCATCACCTCTGGCACGCGGCCCTACGGGCGCTAGGCGTCGCGGATGGCGAAGAAGGGGGGCGGCGCGCTTGGCAACAAGAACTACCAGCTGGTCACGGTCGATGACCTGACCGGCGGTGTCGACCTGCGCCGGTCGCCGTCGCTGCTGCAGACCACGCGCGCCCGCGTGCTGCGGAACGTCTCGCTGCAGGAGCCCGGTGCGTGGCAGCCCTACCCTGGCTGGAAGACCTGGAGCACGACCAACCTGGGCGTCGAGATCGTCGGCGGGCGTCGCATCTACTTGGCGGGCGCGACGTTCACGCTGGTGGGCACCGCCAACGGCTTTATCGTGAAGCCGACCGACGCGGGCGTGTGGGGCGGCGGGATGGTCGGCGGGCGCTCGACCATCAACCAGCACTACTTCGTCTACGACCGCAACCTGGTCGCGCTGTTTGACGGCCTCGCGCCGATGGTGAAGAGCACCGACGGCACGACCTGGACCGCGTTCGGCCTGACGCCGCACACATTCGGGCCAGGCTTGGTGGGCATCGCGGGCGGGACGCTGGTGGCCACCAACGTCTACGAGGTCGCCTACACCTACAGCGACGACGCGCTGAGCGCCGAGAGCATCGGCAGCCCGACCTCGACCATCACGCTGGCCGCCGGGCAGGGGACCATCCGCGTGACGATGGCGCGGTCGGCCGACCCGCAGGTCGACAAGCTCTACATCTACGCGCGCAACGTGACGGCGGGCGAGTCAGTGCTGCGCCGCGCGGGCAGCGTCGCCAACCCGGCGGGCGCGACGACGACCTTCGACATCACCGCGCCGACGATGTTTTTCCCCGACGGCCTGGAGATCCCGACGCGGCACGAACTGCCCAAGGCGATGAGCTACGGCGTCGTGTGGCGCAACCGCTGGTGGGGCCTGGACGCGACGGTCGGCAACCGGATCCGGTTCACCGAGGTGTTCCTGCCGCAGGCCTGGCCCGCGCTGTTCTACGTCGACATCCCGTTTGAGAAGGGCGACCGCATTACCGGGCTGGTGGCGCTGGGCGACACGTTGATCGTGTTAGGCAACACCGGCATCTTCCTGATCATCGGGCAGACCTCGCTCGACTTTGAAGTGCGGCCGAGCGCGGGCGCGGTCGCAGGCTCCCTGGGGCTGCGCGCGGTGTGGGTGATCGAGCAAGGCGTCGTGCATTGTTCGGAGGGCGGCGTCTACATCTTCGACGGTGCGACCGACCGGCTGCTGTCCGACAGCATCGTCGCGGCCTGGCGCAACATGATGGAAACCTCGACGCCAGAGCGCCTCTCGAAAATCGCGGTCACCTACCATGAGCGGCGCAAAGAGGTGCGGATCAGCATCCCGCGCCTCTACGAAACCGCAGGGCCCGGTGAGTGGATCCTCGACCTGTCGCGCACGCGCGCGCAGGAGGACGAGGCGTGGACCTCGACCGACCGCGCCATCGGCGGCTACATCCCGTGGGACGGCAAAGAGGCGGTCGCGGGCGACCAGGGCCGCCTGCTGTCGTGGAAGCTGCAGCAGGGGCAGCTGGCCGAGGAGGCGGTGGGCTCCAGCGCCGACGGCGCGGACATGGTCTGCATCTACGAGGGCCCGGCGCTGCTGGCCGCGCCGCGGCGGTGGACGCGCTACATTGACCTGTTCGGCGAGTTCGGCCCCGCGCCTGGCTCCTTCGGCGTCGAGGTGCGCGTGGACGATGCCCCGGTCACCAACCTGTCGTTTAATATCGGCGCGTCGGTGGGGCTCTATGGACCGACGTCGCTCTACGGCACGGCCGTCTACGGCGGGCGGCAGCGGCGCAATTTCACCTCGATGCTGCCGGTGACCGCCGAGGGGCTGACGCTGACGCTGCGCGCGACCTACACCGGCCAGGCGCTGTTCCGGTGGTTCACCTACGCGGTCGGGCATCGGCCCGAGCCGCAGCTGCGAGGGTTCATGTAATGGCGAGTTTTCCGACCGCCCCGGTCATCTTTCCCGCGCGCAGCGACGGCACGCCGATTTTCGCGCAGCACGTCAACGCGCTGCAGGACGAGGTGTCGGCTATCGAGGCCGCGCTGATCGGTGGCACGCTGCCCGCGCATAGCGTGACCACGCCGCTGAAGGTGGCCGGGCTGCGTCCGACGGTGCTGCTGGACTACACCGGGCAGCCAGTCAAGGGGCGGGCGATGGCCTTTTCCCCGCTGGGCAGCATCGCGCTGTTGGAAAACCTCGACTACGACGGCAGCAACTGGCTGCTGGATGACGTGGGCGTGCCTGGGATCGTGTTTGCAATGAACGCGGGCACCGCGAGTTGGTACGAAGCCCCGGCAGGGGCGAACCCGCGCCCGTTGTCGACGCTGTTTCAGATCCTCGCTGACGGGGCGGTGCGAGAGCGCGGACGTGGCGTCTCGATGGGCGAGTGGACGACGCCCGCGTTCAACGCAGGTAACTTCGGCGGGTCGGGCGGGATGGTGTGGACGGTCGGGGCGGGCGGTGTCTCGACCTACAAATACTCGCAGGTCGGCAAGACCGTCATGATGTTGTTCGACGTGTCGGGCACCATCTCTGGGACCGTGGGCCCTCTGTGCAGCATTGCCCTGCCCGTCGGCACGTCGCTTGGGCAAGCGTCGGCGATAGGCTGGAACGCCAACACGACCAACACCACGTCGTTGGTCGCCGTCGCCAATGGGGCGACCTTCCTGTCGATCTACAAGGAGCCGACGCTGGCGGTGAATTACGCGCTGGGGTCGTGCCGTCTGGCGGGCACGTTCATCTACCAGATCCCGTGACCGATGGCGCGCACCAGCTACATCACGGCGCTGCTGGCGGGAATGCCGACCGACCAGAAGAAGGCGCTGAAAGGCGCGTTCGACTATGTGCTCGACAACCTGCGCTGGGGGCGGCCCGAGCACAAGCAGCGCAGCGAGAACGGGCAGCAGTATTACTACGAGGCGCTGACCGCGCCGGTCGCAGGTGTCGAGTTTTCCATCGAGCACGGCCTTGCCGCGCCGCCCTATTTGCTGGTGCCGATCCTCGCGCTCGACGTACCAGGGACCGAGTTTGTGCCGCTGATGGTGACGCGCGCGGCCGACGCTGAACGGATCTACTTGTCGTCGGCGGTGGCCAATGCAGTCATCCGCGTGATGGTGGAGGCGTAGAATGACCCGCGTGTTGAAGCTGATCCTTGTCGTCGCGTTCCTGTTGCTCGACGTGTGCGTGGTGACGCCGTGGCTGTTGCCGCAGACGCCGGGCACCGACTGCGCGTTCTGGTCGCTGGCCATCCCGCTGATCACGTCGCTGATCGGCGCGGTCGCGGGCAAGAAGAAGGGCGCGCAGGACGCCAGCGCCGACATGGGCGGCGAGACAGACGGCGGCGGCTTCGACTGGGGCGCAGCCGCGCCCTACCTCGCAGGCGCGGGCGGGCTCGTCGGCGGGATGCTGCTGAACAAGAAGAAGACGGCGGCGGCCGGGTCCGGCGCGCTGGACGAGCTACTCAACTTTCAGAAGGCGCGCATGATGGCCGCCGAGCCGCTGAACCAGTCGGGCCTGGCGATGGCCAGCTCGATGATGCCCAGCTACATGAAGACCGCAGGCGGCGGCGTGGACCAGTGGATGAACACCTACAACGCGGCCCGACCGGGGCTGCCGCCGCGCACGCCGGTCCCTGGGAGCTACCAGCTGCCAGGCGCGCAGTGGGAGAACTGAGGCCGCGATGTCCGCGCAATACGACCCCTACAACCCCTACACCCAGGGCGGCGGCGGCGGGATGGTGCCGCAGCAGCAGCCCCCGTCGTGGTCGTTTGCCGCGCCCGCGCAAGGCGGCACCGGCCAGGCGCAGAGCCCCTACCCTGCGCCCGGCTTCACGCCGCAGGTGGGTCCGTCGCCCTACTTCGATGACCCGCTGACGCAGCCGATCATGTCCAGCTGGACGCAGCGCATGAGCCAGCTGTCGCAGCCGGGGCCGAACTACGGCGAGTCGATGAACGTGTATCGCAGCGCGCTGAAAGAAGACCCGCGCTACACCAACGCCATCAAGAGCCTGGGCGACTCGATCAAGCGCAAGGCTCCACCCAACGCCTACCTGGGGCAGTATGCCGCGTCGACCCAGGGGCGCATGAAGGAGCTGAACGCCGAGCCCTTCAGCGACTCTGACGAGGCCGCGCTGAAGGCCCGGTTCTTCGATGACCTGGCGCGCACGCGCGACGACCGCACACAGCAGCTGCGTGAGCGCCTGGCGTCGATGGGGATGGCTCCGACCTCCGGCACCGCGCAGGAAGCGGGCGCGCTACTGGAAGGCGAGTATGAGGGCGCGCGCGCGTCGCAGCAGCGCGACCTGTTGAAGTATGCGACCGACGAGCGCAACCGGCGTCGCGACCTCGCGGTGCAGCTGTCTGGCGGGCTGTCGCAGCAAGGCGGCGTCGAGGCCGCCAACCAGGCGCAGTGGGAAGGGCAGCGCGCCAACATCGCGCAGGCGCTGGCCGGGCTGCTGGGCAACCTGCAGGACCGCAAGCTGGGCGTCGCGCAGGGCCTGGCCGGGCTCCAGCGCCAGGGCTACATGGACGACATCGAGCGCGGCGGGATGCACCTGGAGACATCCGCGCTGCCCGCGGCCATCGGCCAGCAGCGTCTCGCGCAGCTGCAGCAGTGGCTGGGCCAGCAGGGCACGCCGCAGCAGCTCTACGAGCAGCAGCTGGCGCAGCAGCGCGCCGACGACGAGCGGAAGCGGTACGCCGACGCCAACAAGACCGCGTTCTGGGGCGGCTTGATCAACACCGCGGGCAACATCTACGCTGGCAGTCAGCGCGGAGGCGCGTAGGCAATGGCCTACAACCCGCTCCAGGCGATGCTCAGCGGCGCGTTCAATCCCGAGGCCGGGCCGCTGCCGCAGGAGGCCGCGCCCGGTCTGTCGCCGATGGTCCCGGCGATGCTGGGCCGCGACGACGTGTTTGGCGTCTCGGCCGCGCAGCCAGACCCGTCGAGCTACCTGGGCGACGAGCCGTCGGACGACGACCCCTATGCGGCGCTCTACCAGCGGCACGGCGACCTGGAGCCGATCCGCAACGACCCCGACGTCAAACACCGGCTGCTGCAGGTGGCGCTGCCGCTGATCGCGGCGGCCATCGCGGGCAAGAGCGGCGGCTACGGCGCGGCCGCCGGAGCCCTGGCCGGGTGGAATAAAGCCACCACCGACAACCAGGCGCTCGACCTGGAGCGCAGCAAGCTCGACTCGCTCAAGCGCGACCGCGCGCTGCAGCGCGACCTCAAGCTGATGGACTCGCGCCGCGAACACCTGAAGGACAAGACCGCGGCGGTCGAGAAGTTGCTCGACACCGCGATGAAGATGAAGACCCCCGCGGTCGCGCGCGCCTACCTCGACAGCGTCGCGCCGGAGTATGCCCACCTGGGCCTGGACACCAGGAAGCTGTGGACCACCGTCGAGCCGCAGCTGGTGCGCCAGGCGCAGGAGGACGCGGCCGAGGCCTTCCGTAAGGGCATCACGTCGCAGGCCGAGTTCGCGCGCGCCGCCGGGCGCGAGGTCGAGCCCGAGGAGCTGCTGTCGTCCACCGTCGACTACGACGGCAAGAAGATGACCCTGCGGGAGCTGGGCCGCATGGGCGCGCAGCCGGTGACCGACAGCAGCGTGTTCACCAAGTCTGCCAAGGACGAGTTCAGTATCGAGGAGGAGATCCGCACCGCCATCGAAGACCGCGAGAAGGTGACCGGCGAACCGCTGACCGGCGAGGACCGGCGCGAGATCGCGCTGCAGGTCCGCTCCGAGCGCGCCGACGCGGTGCGCGACCCGGTGCTGCATGAGCTGAACCTGGAGCGGCTCAAGGCGCTGCGGCGCAAGCGGCTCGACGCCGAGAGCGGCGGCGACGCAGGAGCGGGCGTCAAGAAGACCGTCTATTCGACGCTGCAAGAGCGGCAGCGCGTGCAGCTGTATCGCGCCTACGCGGACCAGTCGAAGGACTTCGCGGGCCGCGCACGCGCGTGGGAAACGATCCGCAACGTGGCCGCGCGCGCGAAGGCAGGCAACAAGCAGAGCCAGCGCGCGCTCGTCTACAACATGTACAAAATGTGGGATCCCAACTCCGCGGTGCTGCCCGGCGAGTATGCGTCGCTGCAGCAGTCGATGGACGTGCCCGACCGCTTCAAGAACTGGATCCCGGTGATGTTGGGCGAGATCACCCTGTCGCAAAAGCAGGTCGATGAAATGCTGGCCGAGGCCAAGGGCGCGTACGGCAACTACCGCGAGATGCACGACTCGGTCGCGATGGACTACGCGCAAAACGCGAAGCGGTTCGGCATCGAGCCCTACGACGTGATCAAGGACTACAACGCGGCCGACCAGCCGATGAACCTCAAGGGGTTCCCGCGGCCGCGCGCCCTGGCCGTCGATGAGAGCGGTGAGACGGTCTACGCCGACGAGCTGGAGCCCGAGGCCCCACCGCCGCCCCCTGCGCGCGCGACGCCCACCTTCACGATGCCGGGCACCGGCTTCCAGATGCCGGGCAGCCCCGCGGCGGTGCCGGGTGCTGCGCCCGCAGGCGTGCGTCCCACGGGCCGCGCGGCGCGCGTGCAGGCCTCTGCGCCACCCAGCAGCGGCGGCCGCCCGCCCGCCAAGGACATCCGCGTCGGCGCGCCCAAGGGCGGTGTGAGTGTGGGCGACCGCGTCTACGTCGGCGACCCGCCGTCGTGGAAGACCGTGACCGCGGTGCGCGGCCCCGACGACTTCGACGCCAAGTAGGGAGCGATGGGCCAATACAGCCTGAAGGACGTCAAAGCGTTCGCGCCCAGCGCACCGCCGCCGCCGGACCCCGGCTTCACGATGCCCGGCACCGGGCCGTCGCTGGGCACGGCGCTGCGCGACACGTCGCTGCTGGGCGGCGCGATGCAAGCGCCGTCGCTGGAGGACATCCTCGCCGAGTCAGGCAACCCGGTGCTGTCGCCCAAGGCGGTCGAGGCCGCGCGTCCCTACGAGGGCTACAAGCCCGCCGCGCCGCGCGGGCTGCTGCAGGAGGCCGAGGCCGAGACGGGGCAGTTGTCGCAGATGCGCCTGCCGCCCGAGATGCGGCTGCCGCCGCACGTCTGGGACCAGCTGTCGGACGAGCAGAAGCAGGCGCTGCTGGCCGACGTCGACAAGGAGTACGTCAACCCGGCCGAGGCCACCGCCAAGTGGGGCGGCCGCCAGGCGATGCGCCTGGGGCGCTTCGGGTTTGAGCACATCCCCGGCATGGAGTCGCTGGTCACCGCGATGACCGCGCCGACCGGACGCGACGTGCGTGCCGACCTGGGCCTGGCGCGCAAAGACCAGCAGCTCAGCGACCTCGTCACCGGCAGCACCTACGCCTCGCGCCAGGCCGAGATGCCGGAGTTCGGTGCGCTCGACGCCTACCTGCAGCCGCGCGGCGACCGTGAGCGGCTCCAGTCCGGCATCCTCGACACCGCGTCCATCCTGGCGCTGCCGTCGCGCGCGGCGACCACGGGCGCGCTGCGCCAGGTGCCGGGCGTGGGCCGGGTGATCGACGCAGCCTCTGCCGCGGTGCCACGTCTCGCCAACCGCGCGGGCGCGGCGCTGTTTGAGGGCGCGGTCGGCGCGGGCGTCGGCCTGGCGCAGCGCGACGACCCGGTCGGCGGCGCGGTGTTTGGCGCGCTGGGCGGCGCGGCGCTGCCGGGCACGACTGCGGGCTTTGAAGCGTCGCAGCTGGCGGCCGCCGAAAAGAACATCGGCCGCGTGCTGTCGCCGACCAGGGATCCGAACAAGCGGTGGGTGCAGCGCAACTGGCAAGAGTTTGCGCGCACGTCGCCGTGGTTCAGCGGCGTTCGCAACCTGGGCGAACGCGCCGAGGCGCTGGCTGACACCGCCGGGCGCGCCATCGACCGGGTGCTGACGGGCGTGCGCCAGGGCAACGTGGGCACAGACCTGCGCCAAGCGCGGTCGTCGGTGCAGCGCGCGGCGAACCTGCTGCTGGCGCAAAGCGCGGACGTGGGCGTGGTACTCGCGCCGGAGGTCCGCTCCCGGCTGCAGACCGTTGCCAGCGCCCTGAATCGTCTCAACCCGGAGAGCACGTCGCTGGCGGTGGTCCAAGAGGCGCGGCAGACCGTGACCGACGCGATGAGGTCGCTCCGCACCGAGCTGGCCGACCGGGCGCAACAGCTGACCGGCATGGGCGAGGTCGAGGACGTCTTCCAGATGGCGATGGGTCAGATCCGCAACGTGCGCCGCGCAGGCGCGCGGGCGACCCGCACGCTGGACAGCGTCGGGCGTGCGCTGGAGCCGACGCGCATCAGGACCGCGCCGATCCTCGCGCGGCTGGACGCCTTCCGCCGGACGTTTGTGAAAGTCAGCGACGAGACGGGCGCGCCGATCATTCACAACCAGGTGGCGGTCGACGCCATCGACGGCCTGCGCGACCAGATCACGCAGCACGGGCGCGATATGTCGGTCAACGACGTGCGCGACGTGCGACAGGTGTGGGACAAGATCGTGGCCGGGGCGCGCGGCAACGGCTGGCTGCGGGACATGGCGGAAGGGTCGCGCCAGGACGCGCAGCGCACGGCCGCCAACGCGCTGCGGGCCAACATCGCCGACAAGGTGCCGTCCATCGTCCGGCCCAACCGCGAGTTCAGCTACAACACCGGCCTGCAGGACGTCATCGAGGACACGCTGACCCGCAAGACCGGCCAGACGCACGGCCTGGTCGAGAGCCTGGTCGCCGGAGGCGGCGCGGTGTCGGCACTGGTGACCAGCGTCTTCAAGGGCGGTGCAGAGGGCCTGGCGACCGCCAGCGGCGCGGCGTTGCTCTACGGGGCCACGCGCCTGCTGAAGAGCCCCGAGTTCAACCTGGTGGCCGCCAAGACCCGCCTGGCGCTACTGGACGCACTGCGCGGCCGCAACGTCGATGCCATCCGAGACATCCTGATGCGCGAGATGTCGCAGGAGTCGGCGAAGCTGTCGACCGGCTACAAGGCCCCCGCGCCGGGCACCGAGCTGGACGAGGACGAGGCCGCGGAGTTCAGTCGGCAGCTGCGCGAGGGCAAGACCCTGCCGCCAGGCCTGACCGACCCGGACGTCGCGCCCGAGGACGCCTTCGACGCCGAGGAGGGCCGCGCCCAAGACGCCAGCGACCCGGAGCAGGGACGCAGCGACGCCGAAGACGCAGCCGAGCTGCTGGGGTTGACCGGTGACGACCAGGGCGGCGGCGAGGAGGCAGGCAGCCCCGAGGCGCGCGCCGGGGGCCCGCCGGAGGTGCAGCAGGCGGGCGTGGGCGGCACGGCGCAGTCGGTGCTCAACCTGCTGGAGCCGTTCACCAGGCCGCGCGTGAGCCTGCCGCGCTACGGCGACGAGCACCCGAACGTCAACCGGCTGATGGAGGCCATTGAGTACAACACGTCCATCTCAGACGCGCTGAACCTGGGCACCTCCATCGGACGGCCCCTGTCGCAGGGCACACGGCTCCTGGGGCCCATTACGAAGGCTGACCGGGCCCTTGGGGGTCTGCAGACCGCGCAGGGCCTGGCGAACGTCTCACAGGGTCTGGAGCGGGGCGACCCTGGCCAGGCGCTAGGCGGCGCGGTCGGCGCGACCTTCGGCGGGCTGTCGATGCGGCCGAACCGGGTCGGCGCGGGCGGCGAGGTCGAGGTGCCCGGCATGGGGCGACGCCTGCTGCAGGCGGGCGTGGCGGGCGGCGTGGCGGCGGCCGCGGGTCCGGCCACCATCCTGACCGCGCAGGCGCTGGCGTCCAACCCTGAGCTGATCAAGGCCATCCCCGACGAGAGCCTGCGGAACACCATCGCCCAGGGGCTCATCTCACTGGGCCTGGCCAAAGGCGGCGTGTCCATCGCGGCGCTGGCCTACCTGCACGCCAACCCGTCGCGCAAGGCGATCATCCACCTGGTCGGCGACCTGTCCGAGGGCCGGTCGGCCCCCATCGCCCGGCAGAAGCTGCTGCCGCTGATCGAGGCGGCGCTGAAGGCGAAAAACACCAAGGCGGTGCGGGAGATCCTGGCCACCAACGAGCCCGAGGCCGCGCGCCTGGCCATCCGCCAGCTGGCGCTCGATGCGCTCGACAAGCTGGAGGCGCAGGCCCGGCCGCTGGAGCAGAAGGTCGACGCCGACTCCGGCCGTCTGGCCAGCGACGTCGAGCGCGCCGAAGGGCCGATGCTGCGGGAGCAGGGCATCCACACGGGCTGGTATGAGAAGACCAAGGCGCTGGCCCAGGAGCAGGTGCCAGCCAAAAAGGGCGACCCGGTGGACCCCGACACCGGCCTGACCGCCGCGCAGCACTTCGCGCTGGAGGCGATGGGCGCGTTCGGGACCAACACGCCGCCGGTCGACAACTACAAGCTCTACAGCATCGTCGCCGACGCCGTGAAGCAGGCCCCCGCGGGGCTCGACCGCCCGCAGCTGCTGCAGTGGCTCAAGCGCCAGATCACCAGCGACACCGAGTGGCAAGAGGTCAAGGACAAGAAGGGCAACATCACGGGCCGGGAGCTGAAAGAGGTCGAGCGCGTGTTCGGGATGGACCCGAAGAAGCCGGGCATCCCGGCGCTGCGGGCGATCATCACCGGGAAGAAGCAGAGCCTGGGCGGCCGGAAGATCGAGAGCTATTTCCACAACCTGGGGCAGATCCAGCGCGAGAACCCCATCGGCACGAAGATCGACCCGGCGACGATTGACCGCTGGATGTTCCGCTACTTCGGGCTGCCGACCGAAGAGGTGCTCAAGACCGGCGACCCCGTCTACGTGCGCGACAAAGGCCGCGGGCCGGTCGAGCTGCCCGAGGGCTACCGGCAGAACCAGGTGGACCAGGCGACCAAGGCCGTCGAGGGGCGGCAGGCGCAGCTGGCGCGGGCGCAAAACTTCCTGACGTCGGTGCGTGAGGCTGGAGCCAACCCCGACGCGGTGCGCCGCGCCCGCGTGAAGGTCGAGCAGCGCCAGAGCCAGCTGGTGGCCGCCAAGAGTGCATTGGAGCAGGCCCAGGCGCTGCTGACGCCCGAAGGCCGCGAGAGAGGCGCGGGCCCCTCGCCGCTGCTGCTGCGCGGAGAGCACGGCGGGTCGGTGCGCTACGAGCCCGAGATGGGCGTCGCGACGTCGGAGGCCGAGGTGGCGTCGGTGCGCGACAAGCTCGTCGCCAAGGCGCAAGAGCACGCCAAGGCGCGCCAGGCGCAGATGCAAGCCGCCGCCAACGCGGAGTCGAAGCGCACCGGGCGTCCGATTCCGGCCGAGCAGCAGCTGCGGATTTGGCGCGCCGGGGAAGTGACCGGCCGCCAACTGCGCGCCGTCGAGCGCGACGCCCTGCACCAGGCGCAGTCGTTCGACCCGGCGACCAAGCAGCAGTCGGAGAACCGGAAGACCGCGGCGGGCAGCGAGTATGTCAGCCAGAACCTGATCGCCGACGCGGGCTACGAGGTCACCGAGCGCACGGTCAGCGAGGTGGCCAAGCGCCACGGGCTCAAGCCGCAGGAAGTGCAGCCGGTGCTGTGGTTCGTGGAGAAGTTCGGCGCGGACCTGTTCGGCGGCGCACGGCCCACGCAGGGGCTGCCGCTGGACCAGCAGCGCACGCTGATCGGGTCGCAAGAGGCGCGGCTCGACCCCTACCTGAAGCAGGCCAGCACGACGCTGGGCAAGACCGACAAGCGCGGACGCCCGGTCAAGACGGACCAGCCGCTGCTGGGCCCGGTCACCGCCGAGCAGCACCGCGACCGCGCCGAGACGCTGCTGAACCGCCGACAGCTGGCGCTGGGCCATCGCATCCGCCGCAGCATCGAGCGCAACGGCGGCGCGACGTTCCCCGAGAGCACGCCCACCACGCCAGGGCGCAGCCGGTTCGGCAGCGACGTCACCGCGGTGTCCATCTTCCCGTCGCGCACCGAGATGATGCCGCCGTCGGTCGGACGCCGCGCCGGGAAGCTGGGGTTGGCTCCGGCCATCGTCGGCTACATGAACAACAACACCGACCTGCTGAAAGACCCCGACTACAGCATCGGCGGCTGGCGCTACAACGGGCGCACGGCCGAAGACCTGAAGAACGGACTGCTGCCGCTGAAGTTCGACGGCCGTGAGATCCCCGCGGGCACCGTCATCATGGACGTGGTGGCCACCGCGTCGCAGGACCACAACAACCTGATCGCCAAGAGCCTGGGGCTCGACTACCGGCAGTATTCGGTGTACGACCTGCTGAAGGGCGAGGAGTACATGACCTACGGCCTGGAGACGGGCCAGGGCAGCCCGGCGTCGCGGAAGGCCCGCCAGGCGGCCACGCCGAGCCCCTACGCGATGAAGGCCGAGCTGACCGTGCCCGCGTCCATCGCGCGCGTGCGTGCGCGCCTGGCCGACCCAGGGCTGACCGCCAACCAGCGGGTCGCGCTGCGGGAGTGGCTACTCGACGCCGAGGAGGCCGAGCGCGCCAGCCAGCCGCCGCCCGTGCTGCCGCAGGAGGTGGTCGGCGCGATGGCCCCGCCAGGGAGCTAGCCGGTGAAGGGCAGCACCTTCGGCGGCAGCTGCCAGTAGGCCGGGCAGGCCGTCTGCATGACGATCTGCCAGCAGTCGTAGTGCCAGTAGAGGTGGCGGTCGTCCAGGTAGAGTGTGTCGATGTAGCGGTGCCGCGGAGCCGCGCAGCCCCGGCAGCCACCCATCGCGTGGTGGCGCAGGTGTATCGTGCGCGGGTCCGGCGCGGGTCGCTCAGGGCGCGGCCTGGACTTCGGCGTGTGCTGGTAGATCGTCATGCGTCCCCCTCGCTCTGTCGTTCGGTCACCCGCGTCTAGGAGGTTCCCTGTGTTGACCATCACGCTGATCTTGCTGGTTGCCGCGCTGCTGATCACCATCGCCAGTTCCCTGGGGAAGGCCCCGCTGTGGGTGGGCGTCATCCTGGCGATCATCGCGCAGCTGCTGGCCGTGCTGCCCGTCAAATAACCCAGCGGTCGTGGTAGGCTTCCGCCCATGCTGAACCGCCGCCGCTTTCTCGCTGCCGTCCTGCCGGTCCTGGCCGCCGCCTGCGCCTGCGACGACGACGAGGACGACTGCGACCAGGTCCACGACGCCGAGGCCCGCGAAGCGTGCAAGGCGGCACGCAACCCAGGCCCTGCGCCGACGCCCATCCCCGAGCCCGCCAAGGTCCACGACTTTGAGTTCCGGGTGACGGGCACCGTGCGCCGGGTCGACATCAGCCACAGCTCGACCACCGAGGGCACGACGCTGCTGACCACCGACCTGCCCTGGTTTGCGACCATCCGGTCGACCCGCACGCTGATGTTCATGGCGCTGACGGTGTCGGCCGGGGAGTTTGAGCAGGGGTCGCTGACCGCCCAGCTGTTTGTGGACGGCCAGCTGTTCCGCGAGGCGCACGCCACCGGCTTTGCGCCCCAGGTGTCGATCAGCGGGCAGTGGTCTGGGTAGCCTTGGCGGCCTTGCGCTTGGTGCCCTTGTGCATGGCTCCATTGCGCCGCGCCGCCGCGGCCTTTTTGTCGCTGGTCATAGCGCCCAGGACCACCGCCGGGTTGTCGTCCAGCCAGATCACCTCGTAGCCCGCGCCGCGCAGGGCGCTGGCGATTTTGTCGCGGCCGCCGCGCACTACCTCGATGCCGCCCTTACGGGCGTTGTAGCGCACCTCCACGACTTCGGGCAGGAGACGCACGCGCGTCCCCCGCTCCCGAATGTCGTAGCCGTTCTGCTGCACTGTCAGGTCCATCGTCATCGTCGTTATCCTCGCGCCGGGCTGAACCGGCTCCCTGGTGCTGCCCCGAAGCCGGGCAGGCACGTCCCCATCATCTTTCCGTGGCTCTGGCGCTGCCGCTGGCAGTGCCTGCACGGCGTCTCGTCGGTCACCTCGACGTCGGGCTCCGGCTCCGGCCGGGGGTCCGGCGTGGGCGCGGCCACCCGGCGGCGCTTGGGCTCCGGCGCGGCCCGCAGGCCGCCTTGCACCAGGCGGTCGACCCACACGCGCACCTCGCTGCGGGTCGCCGTCCCCCCGCGGCCGAGGGCGGCGCGGATCCGCCGCAGCCGCTCGTCGTCCAGCTCCAGACTGATATTCACCTTCATGTCATCCCCCAAGTCTAACCCAGCGGTCGGCTACTACGCCACCGGCTCCGGCTTTTCCGCCACCGTGACGCCGCGCTTGATGGTGCGCGCGAAGGCCACAACCTCGTCCCAGGCCGCGCCCGTGACGCCCCGCACGATGCGGGAACCCACCGACGTGTAGTAGCCGTTTTCCGGCCCGAACATCCCCGGCAGCGGCCGGTCGAAGGTGATGTGGACGCCGTCGCGCTTGACCGTCACGCCGTCGACCACGGTGCCGAACTGTTCCGGCACGATCTCGACGGCCGCGACCTTGCGCGCGAAGTTGTCGCGCTTGATCAGGTCGCCGACCTTCAGGTCTTCGACGTTGACCGTGTGCCGTTCGGCGATGAAGGCCTGGACCGCCGCGCGCGCCTTCGCGCCCGCCTTGGTCAGCTGGGTCTTATTGCCATTGCAGCCGTAGCACCGCGTGCCGTGGATGCTGTTGTAGCTGTAGTGCCCCGAACCGAGGCACCGGCTGCAGGTCTGCTTGTCGTAGTTGATGATGTAGCTGGCCATGTGTCTGTCTCCCTCTCTCAGTTAGACGGACCTACCGCTGGGTATGTTCCCGCAGCCAGGCGTTCAGCTCGTCTTCGGTCGGCCCGGCGCAGTGGTTGCACTGGACGTGGTAGAGCCAGTCGTCCGTCTGGGGCGCGCGGCTGACCTGCACCGACCAGCGTGACCGCCCCGAGCCCTTGCGCGTCTCGGCGGCGGCTTCATGCGCCAGGGGCAGCCGGAGGCCCTGGTGGGCCGCCTGGCGACGCCCGCAGGCATCGCACAGGTGGAAGGCGACGCCGTCGTGGTATCTGAAGACCCAGCTGACCATTACTAAAGCACCCGCACGCGCAGCCCGTCGGCTGCCGCGCCCTCGATGATGGCCCCGGCGAACCGGTGCTCGACCGCGCGGCTGGAGCCCAGGCGCGGCCCGCTCTGCAGGTGGGCGTCGAGCCAGTCGAGCCCTTCGGCCGTCTGGCCGGAGAACAGCAGCACGCTGTCGCCGACGCCGGTCACCTCGATGTCGTGCGCCGCGGCCTTCACCGTGATGCGGATCCAGGCCTGGCGCTTGGCGCGGCCCTTTTCGACCGGCACCGCCAGCACCGGCAGCTGCTTTTCTTCGGCGACCTGCACCAGGGCCGCGGCGAGGCCGACGTCCTGGGTGTCGACCGACAGCGCCGTGCGGTTGTGGCCGAACTGCAGCTGCGCCAGGCGCGCCCCCCAGCGGGCCTCGACCTCTGCGCGGTTCTGCTGCAGCAGCCAGGCCTGCGCCTGCGCCTCCTGGTTGTCGCCGAAGAACTGCCGCGCCGAGCGGCCGCTGACGTAACCCTTCCAAAGCCCTCCGAACACCTGAACGACGCCGATGCTGTATTTGGCCATGTGTCTGTCTCCCTCGTATCCTTAGACGACCCAGCGGTGGGTTTGGTTCCCTAGAGCGACTCGTATTCGGCCTTGCGGCTGAGCGGGCCAGGGTCGTGCGTCTCGTTGTAGCGCCGCGCCAGGGCGTGCGCTTCGGCTTCCGTCTCGACCCTGGCGCGGATGACGTGCCGCGGGCCCGCCCCCGGCTCCCGGCCGTTGGGCCAGGCCGGGTTGGGCTTCCACCAGTCGCGGACGAACACCCGGAACGCCATCACCGACCCTCCGTCGGTGACAGCGGCGAGTAGCTGCTGGACAGCTTCAGGTCGCGCTGCAGCTCGTTGAAGAGCGCCTCGTTGCAGCTTTCCGCCGCGCGGACGCCCGTCGGGGACGTCTCGTCGCGGTGGTAGATGGTGATGAACCAGTAGCTGCCCCAGCGCCGCGCGCGGGTGTGTGAGAGCTTCGGGCTGGCCAGCGCCTCGCGGACCTTCGCCGGGTGCTCCGCGTGCTGCTGCGCCTCGACGCACAGCCTGCAGGGCTTGTCGGTCGGGCCCTGGTTGACCAGGTCGCCGAAGAAGTTCTGGCGGTAGGCGTCGAAGTGGGCCGCGCAGGTGACGAGCTGGGCATTGAAGCGGTTGGTGTAGAGCGTGTTGTTCATGTGTCTGTCTCCCTCTCCCTAGTATACGACACCCAGCGGTGGGATGTTCCCCACCGCCGGGCCTGTCGTCTACCGGACCTGCGTGCCGTCGACCGCGTAGATGCGGACGTGGCGGTAGTTGAGGGCCTGTTCGGTGCCCGCCAGCTTGAGCGCCAGGTCGAGGCGGCCAGTCCAGCCCAGGACGCCAGCCGGGGCGCTGTCGTCGGCGGTGATGGGGCCCGCGGCGTCCAGGGCGTCGGCGCGGTCGCGCGCTTCCTGCGCCCACTTCACCAGGCTGCCGTCGGCGATCATGCGCGCGGTGCTGGCGACGTGTGACGGGTGGCGGTCGGTCGGGTCGAAGCCTTCGGCGGCGATGCGGTCGTAGCGCGCGGCGTTCTTGCGGTCGGTCGCGATGTCCGCGAGGCGGCGGCGCTCCAGCACTTCCTTGCGTTCGCCCTGGACGACGACGATGTGCGAGTAGGTGCGGACGGTCTTGCGGGTGAAGGTGCCGACGTCGGTCTTAACGGTGAGCTGTGTAGTCTTGGCCATGTTCTGTCTCCCTCTGTATGCTTAGACGGACCCAGCGGTGGGTTTGTTCCATTCGGCCAGGCGCTGCTTCCATGCGTTGGTGCGCTTGCACGCCTTGCAGGTCACGCGCGCCGGGTCGCCTTCGCGCAGGGCGAAGCGCGGGTCATACCCGCACGCGACAAGCCCGCCCTTGACGACGAGATGTGCCTTCATCTACTTACCCTCCAGTTCGTCGCGGCCGAGCAGGTCGAGCGCCTGGGACCAGGCCCCGCGGGCGACCCACACCAGGTGTTCGGCCCGTTCGCCGACGACCCAGGGGGCCACCTTCGCCGAGTGGTTACGGCGCTTGGTCACCAGGCCCTTGAAGCTCGATGCGGCCTTCTGCACCTCGACCACCTGGGTGGCCAGCTTCACCGTCAGCCGGACGTAGCGTTGCGCCTTGGGCAGCTTCACGTTGAGTGCGTATGCGTTGGTCATGTTCAGTTAGACGGACCCAGCGATGGGTTAGTTCCATCGCCAGGTCTAGGCCGGTCTAGGCCGCGGCGGGCGGCGGCACCACCACCCGGCGGGCGGTCAGCATCCGCACCAGGTCTTCGATGGACAGCTGGCGCTTGATCCGCTCGACCTGGGCGTTGCTGGCGCGGCCGCTGCGGCTGTTGTAGGCGGCCCACAGCGTCGCCAGGTGGTCGTGGTAGGCGTCGGCCCGCTCACCCGTGAGCGAGGTCGCGGTCAGGCCGCTGTCGGTGACGGTGACGGACACCGCGCCGGTTGCGAGGGCCAGGGCGTTGGCGAAGGCTTGCAGGTCGTTGGCGTTCACGTTGCTCATGTTCGTATCTCCTAGAACCTTAGACGGACCCAGCGGTAGGTTAGTTTCGGGTCGCCCAGGCAGCGATGTCGGCCTGGGTCGCGGCCTGTTTCCGCTCCCAGAAGGCGCGGATGCCGCTGGCGACGTTGACGTGGTGGTCGAGGTCGAGCAGGGCTTCGCGCTTACTGCGCCGCCACTCGCCTCCGACCGATGGGGCCTGGCCGTCGTGCCAGCGCCAGCCGTCGGCCGTCTGTGTGACCCAGTAGCGGTCGTTCACGATGTACTCGCCAGAGTTCACCCGGCGACTCGTCAGCTTCAGCCCTAGTAGCTTGGTCATATCAGGTTAGACGGACCCAGCGGTGGGTTTGTTCCCGACCACCCAGGCGCGCTTGACGCGCTGCCCGGCGCGCTTGAACCGGGCCAGGGGCAGCGGGTAGACCGACTGGTTGTCGGCGACCTCGACCTCGCGCAGGAGGTTGACCCGGACGACCACGTAGTGGCCGGTGACGTTGACCAGGTAGCGGCCGGGCTCCTGGCGGGCGGCCCAGGCCCGCAGCGTGCCCGTCGAGTCGTACATGTGCTGGCGGGCCAGGTGCAGGCCCAGGGCTATGCCCGCGGTCACCAGGTCCATGTGGTGGACCGCGCGCACGGCGGGCTTGCCCGAGGCCTTGCGGATGGCCGCGGCCGTCGCCTGGGTGTCCAGGCCGGTCAGGATGGCCAGCGCGCCGGGGCCGCAGTAGCGGTTGCCGCGGCTGCCGCCGATGGCCGGGTGCAGGTCGGGGATCACAGCGCACCGCCCTTGTAGACGCCCTGGAGCTGGTAGCGCCAGTTGATGACGTTGCCGATGTCCGGCAGGGTCTGTGGCGGCACGTCCACCTCCAGCTGCGCGGCGGGTGAGCCGTAGCTGACAAACTTGGTGTCGCCAAACTCCGACGACCCGAAGTCGACGTTGCGGTAGACGGCGATGCCGTCGCCGCGCGCCAGCCACCGGTTGACGATGACGGTGGCCCCCACCGGGTCAATCAGGGCGCGGATCTCATCGAGTGTGTAGTGGTTCATGGTCGTAGCCTTCCTCAAGGCTGGGTTACAGGCTCTGCAGCCACGCGATGAGCGCAGCGGCGTGCGGGCGGGCCTTCGCGGGCTGGCCGACGGCGAGAAACGCGAAGACCTTGGCGATGTGCGTCGAAGCTGTCTGTCTGTCCATTGTTCTGTCTCCCTCGATTACTTAGACGGACCCAGCGGTGGGTTTGTTCCGGGTCGCCAGGTAGGCCTCCAGGTCGAGGACCGCCTCGCGCCGGGTGCTGCGCCATTCCCCTCCGACCGAGGCGTCCCCGTAGAGGGACCAGCGCCAGCCGGACGTGTGGCGCTCCACTAGGCAGCCGTCGGCGTGATAGGTGCCTGCGGAGAGCTTGTGCAATGTGATCATGGTCATCTCCTACTGGCCGTCGCGGCCGAGCACTTCGTCAAGAGCCACCGTCGCCGCCAGCCGCGCCGTGTGGACAAGGGTCAATCCGGCGTTGGTCACCGTCCACCCATGCACCAGCCGTCGGTGCCCGTGCAGGCGCTTGGTGTTCAAGGTCTTGTAGGTCCGCGCCGCGCGCTGCACCGACGTGGCCAGCGAGTCGAGCCTCGCGCTCACGGTCACGTAGCGTTCGGTGCTGAGTAGCTTCACAGTCGTCTTGGTCATGGTTGATTAGACGGAACCCAGCGTTGGGATGTTCCCTTACCAGAAAAGCAGAACGAACACGGCCCAGGCGAACAGCAACCCGAGGGCGCAGCCCGCCTGTCCCAGCTGCGCCCAGTCGCTGTCGTGCAGGGGCTGCTTCACAGCCGCTGCAGCTGCCGTGCTGCCTCTTCCGCGTGGCGGCGAATCAGGTCGGCGACGATCTGGCGCTGCGTGTCCGCGTCGCGCCGGGCCGCAGCCAGGATGCCGTCGGCGCGTTCCTGCGCCTGGCGACGGGTCTGGTCGGCCCAGAGCTTGGCCGACTCCACGATGCCGCGCGCTTCATGCCGCGCCGCGGCGGGCAGCTGCAGGTCGAGCCCGCAGTCGCTGGTGATATCCCGCTCGATGTCGAGCCGGTTTTCCTGCAGCCAGGGGCCCAGGTAGCTCTGGGGGCCCAGCTGCTGGATGAAGGCGTCGAGGGCTTTCAGCTCTTGTGCTTTGGTCATGGTCGTTAGCTCCGGCGTGCGCGGCGCGCCGCCTGTTGGTCGAGGACGTTGTCGAGCAGCGCGGCCAGCTCGTTGGCCACGCCCTGCAGCGCGTTGTGGCGCGCGGCGTGCTGGGTGTAGGCCGCCTGCGACGCCGCGGGGCCCTGGGGGTAGTAGTCGCGGCCGTTCGGCGCGGCCAGGGCCAGCTTGGCCTGCGCTTCCTGCAGCGCCGACAGGGCGTCGGCGAGTTGGTTGGCCAGGTCGTCGGCCGCCGTTCCATTCAGATGCACTGTCGGGTAGATGATGTCCATGTGTCTGTCTCCTGCCCCTAGTATACGACCCATCGCTGGGAAAGTTCAAGCCCCATATTTCCTTAACGATTCTCGAGAGTTGACACCGAAAGCGATTGTCGCATAGACTTCCTAGCGATGGCTCACTTAACAGACAGCGAGGTCGAGGCGGTGCGGCAGGCCCCGCGCACACAGCGGCTGCGCGCCGCGGTGCGGGCGTCGAGCTTCACCTTTCCGGCGCTGGCCGCGAAGGTCGGCATCAGCCGCGCGCACCTGGCGGGCGTCGCCGGAGGGCGGCAGCAGTTGTCGCTGGCGCTCAAGCTGCGCGTGGCGCGGGTGCTGGGCGTGCCTGCGACGCTGCTGTGGCCGCACCTGGAGACGTTGGCGCTGGAGATCCTGCACGGCGTGCGGAGGCGGTCGTGACCGCGTCGCTGGGCCGGGTGGTCGGCGCGGTCGAGCGCAGCATCGGGCTGCGCCTGGAGCACGGCGGCGAGATCGTGATGATCGACGGGCTGCCCTACACGCAGGCCTGGGCGCTGATTCGCGACATGGCCGCGGTGCTGGCGGTCGAGCCCGCGGTCATCCGCCAGGTGCTGGTCGAGGGCGTCGAGAGCGGGCGGCTGACGTGCTGGCGCGACGACGAGACGGGCGAGATTGTGGGGGTGCGGTTCGCGGAGGCGTGATGGAGACGGTGCTGGCGGTGGTGATGGCGGTGGGCGTCCTGGCGCTGATCGGGACGCTGATTGTGGGTGTGGTGACGTTGGGCGGCGTGGTGCTGGGCACCCGCATCGGCCCTGAGGGAGACAGTGACTATGACTGAGAACAACGAGCAACTCGAAACCAGGCCGCGCGTCGAACAGGCGCTGGTCGGACAGACTCCGGCGGCGCGCGTGGCGACGCCGCAGCCCGTGCTGCAGAGCAGCGACGAGGTCGCGGGCATCATCGAGGCGCTGTGCAAGGCGCAGTCGGCCTTCGGCGTGGTGGCCAAGGACCGCGAGGCCAACATCACCAGCACGCGCGGCAGCTACAAGTATGGCTACGCGACGCTGAGCAGCGTGATCGCGGCGGTGCGCCCGGCGCTCAACGCGCAGGGCATCGTGCTGGTGCAGTCGGCCAACGTCATCAACACCGAGCGCGCGGTGTTGTTGCAGGTCGACACCCGGTTCATCCACACGACCGGCCAGTGGCTGGGCAGCGTGCTGCGCCTGCCGCTGACCGACGCCACGCCCCAGGGCATGGGGTCGCTGTTGAGCTACCTGCGACGCTACGGCCTGTCGGCGCTGGCGGGCGTGTCCGCGTCGGAAGAGGACGACGACGGCCAGGCCGCGCAGCCGACGACGACGCCCGTGCGTCCGAAGCCAGACCGGCGCACCGAGCCCAGGCCGACGCCGCCGACGACGGGGACGGACCAGTCGTTGGCAGAACGCCAGGCGCAGCAGGAGGCCCCTGCGGCCGCGCAGGAGCCCCGCCCTGCGGCGAAGGCCGCTGCGCCCAAGGCTCAGGCCCCGGCGGCCCCGAAGGCTCCAGCGGTGCCGCTGGCGGGCCCCGGCACCATCACCAACCGCGACCGCGCGTTGCTGTTCAAGACCGCGAAGACCTACGCCTGGACCGAGCAGGACGTGAAGGCGCTGATCAAGCAGCGGTTCGGCCACGACTCGACGTCGCAGCTGTCGCCCGAGCAGCTGTCGACGGTGCTGGCGTCCATCGAGACGCCCGAGGACCACGGCATCACGTTTGAGGACCGCGACGGCGTCAAGACGGTGGTGGTGGCCTGATGCCGCGCCACACACCGCCCGAGGACCAGCGGCCGCGGCCGCATGTGCAGATCGAGGTGCCGCGCGACGACGTCGGCCTGGTCAACGAGTTGTCCTGGGCCGAGGCGCTCGACCTGGCGGCCGAGTCGAAGTGGACCGTCCGCACCGACTCCAGTTGGGGCTGGTGCGCGAAGGACCACGCGCTGTTTCGCGAGGGCGACGACGAGATGAAAACAATCCCGGTGTTGCTCTACCAGAACTACTGATCATGCTGACCTTCGATGAATCGACCCACACGTTCCGGCGCGACGGCCAGGTGGTGCCCAGCGTCACGCAGATCCTGAAGGCCTGCGGCCTGGTGCGCGACTACGGCCCGAGCACTTGGGCGCGCGACCGCGGCACCCGCGTGCATCAGGCGATGTTCGCGCTGAGCACGACCAACGAGGACGCCGCGCTGGCGTGTCTCGACCCTGAGGACGTGCCCTATTTCGACGCGGCGCAAACCTGGATGGTCACCAACGGCGTGACGGTGCTGGGCGCGGAGGAGGTGGTCGACGCGGGCTACTACGCCGGGTGGCTCGACCTGCGCTGCACGCTGCGCGGCGTCAGCGGGCCGTGCGTGGTGGACTTCAAGACCGGCACGCTGCCGCCCTGGGCTGGGCTGCAGCTGGCGGCCTACGCTGCGCCGCTGGGCGAGGTCCACACGCGCTACGCGGTGCGCCTGCAGAGCAACGGGCAGCCGCAGATGAAGCTCTATACGAACCGCAACGACCTGATCAACTTCAATGCCTGCGCGCGCGTCGTGCAGCTGCAGGCCGACTACGGGAGGGACTGACCGATGGCAACGACTGAGGGAGAGACGTTGGTGGCGCTGACGCTGCAGGCTGCTGTGCTGCAGGACGGCGATGTGCTGATGCAGGCGCACGGGCTGGAGATCGACGGGCCAGAGACGGCGGAACTGGCGGTCGAGCTGCGCGAGGGCATCTCGGCGCTGCTGTCCGAGATCGACGCGGGCTACCGGCCGCACATCGCGCGGGCGCATGAGCTGCACAAGGGGCTGTGCGC